GATAATTTTTTCATAATTATTTAACTTTGCCCAATTTATACAATGTTTAAATAATTTGCTTGCACCACCAACAACTTGAACATTTTCTTTAAAACATAATCTATCTAGAACTATTAAATTAGAATTAATATTTCTATGATGTTTGCTTAATGAAATTATTCCAAGCAAATCATTATTATTAAATATTCCAAAGCAAACTATAGATTTTTTGCTGGCTCCTTGAATGTGATATAAATCACAAAAATTATAACATGTTTTATTATCAATTTGTTTTATTTGACAATTTCTTGCAAAGATTTTATTGTCATTAATTTGAATTATAGATTTTATAAAATTTTTACATTGATTTTTTCTTAATTTCCATTCATCTTCAAAAATAGTAATTAAATGAATTCCTTTGTCTTTACATGTTTTATACTTATTATAATGATAATTTTTATCTTTATAACTTGGTGATGCTTCACTATGCCAATATAAACCACAATATTCAAAAGCTATTTTTTTATTTTCATCATATAAATCTAATTCTTTTCCATCAAGAATAGTATAATTTTTTTTAAAATTAAAACCAAATGAGTTTAAAAAATCTTTTAATTCATTTTCAGATTTTCCATAAATTCTGCTTTTCATTAATAATAATGTTGTAGAAACACCATATTTTTTTAAACATGTTTCTTTATATCGTTCTTTAAATGCATAAGTTTTAGAATAACTATCTTTATTATATTTTAATATACATGTGTTTTTACTTTTTTCTTTAAATTCATCTGTTTGAAAATAATTATTTTTATTATAATTAATAAGACAAAAATTTCTATATCTTTGTTTACATTCATTTGTTTTAGAATAATGATTTACACCATATTTTTCTAAAGAAGTTAATTTACTTTTATTTTTAAATATTTCACTTTTCAATGGATTTGATACACCATATTTTTCTAAACAACTGTTCTTATATTTACTTTTAAATTCAGGTGTTTTTGCATAATTATCAACGCCATATTTTTCTAAAGAAGTTGCTTTAACTTTTTCTAAAAATACTTTATTTTGTAATGGTGATTTTACGCCATATTTAAATAAAAATACAGATTGAAATTTATTTTTAAATTTATCAGATTTCATTACATTATCAACACCATATTTTTCTAAAGAAGTTAATTTAGCTTTTTCTAAAAAATATTTTGTTTTAGAAAAATGGACTTCTCCATATTTTTCTAAAGAAGTTTCCTTAGCTTTTTCTTTACATTCTTCTGATTGCCCAAAAAATTCTACTCCATATCTTTCTAAGCATATATTTTTAGTTAATTCTTTACATTTATTTGTTGCTAAAAAAGAAGATTTTCCATATTTTTTTATATTTGTATTTTTAATTTTTTCTTTAATAACATCAATAGAATTTGGATTTTCAGTTCCATATTTTTCAAAACATGTTTTTTTAATTTTGTTTAATGAGCATTCTGTCCCACCAGCGTTTTTGACACCATATTTTTTCAGACAAGATTCTTCTCTTTTTTGTTTTGAACAATTTTTATCTTTACAAGCATCTTTTTCAATAATTTTTCTACCACCTAAAATAGATCTTTTTGATCTATTAGATGTTTTGCCACAATAATCACAAACAACGTCTATAAATTCTGTAACCATTATTGATTCAAATTTTTCTTGATCCAAAATCATGTTCACTGCCTTTTAAAGTTAAACCATATATTATATAATTAATTTAATAAAAAGTGAAATGACTATTTAAAATTTGCTTAAAATTTTTAAGATTTAGAACTATTATTAATAAATAATAGTATGTTAAAATTCAAAAATTGGATAATAAATGAGGGTTATGATTACTCTTGCGTCATGGCAGACTTTGATTTTGAAAAGTTAATTAAATGGGCAAAAGAGAATGTTCCTGAGTCTTGTTTATATTATAAAGAAAATAAAGATGGATATGAATTAGATCCTCATGTCACAGTTCTTTATGGATTACATACAACAAATTTTAAAGATGTAGAAAAAATAATTAAAAATCAAAAACAATTTGAAATAAAACTTGGAAAAATAAGTATATTTGATACAAATCCTGATTATGATGTATTAAAAATAGAAGTTGAAAGTGATGAATTAAGAAAATTGAATGACAAACTAAAGTCTCTTCCCTATACAAACAGTTTTAAAAGTTACAAGCCACATTGCACAATTGCATATATAAAAAAGGGAGAATGCAAAGATTTGATTGGTAATAAAACTTTTTATGGAAAAAAGTTTAAAATAAAAGAACTAGTGTTTTCTCCAAGTTCAGGCAGTATGGTTAAAATGGAATTATAATTAAAATCTTTTAAAAAAAAGATATATAAATATAATAACTTCTTTTGTTGAGTGGATACATGAAATCATATAAAGATTGGTCAAGTTTAAAACAAATAGATGAAAACACATCATTAAATAAATGGTTTGAAAATAATTATTTACTTAATGAAGGAGTTGGAAGATATAGCATAGAAGTAAATTTTAGAACAAAAATGAAAGAGATTTTAAATGCTTATGCTAAAATTTCATTAGGTTATGTAAGTGCAGCATTAAAACAAAGTGGCTATCATATCAAACATGTATATGACGAAGAACCTGTTAGAATATTAGTTTCTGCTTCAAATTGGGTAGATGGAACATGGGTTGGAATGGTTTTATTTAATCCAGAGCATGATGGTGGTTCCTTTATTATGTGTAAGGGATTTTATAATAAAGATGTAAAAACTATAAGCATGCAAAGTAAAGAAAAATGTAAAGGTGATTCAGCAGCAGAGATAACAACAGAATTAAAAAAATTAATGACAGATTTAAAAAATGTTCCAGATAGACATTTACAAAAATTAAAGGCTCCTAAACAAAAAAGAGGTCCTAAATAATGAAAAATCCAGATGGAACTGAATATAAAAGTGGTGGTGGTGTCAAGCAATTTGATCCAAATAATCCACAATTAAAATTATTTGATTTATGGGATCAAGAAACTATTCAAGCATCAGGAAGTCCTATATATTATTATGAAGTATTCATACCAACTGGTTCTATAGATACAGATTACTTTGAAGCTAGAGATAAGATTTTTTCAAAATTTCCAGTTGAATTTTATGGTTTATATGATCCACAAGCATCTCAAAATGTATTAAGTGCGTTTGGAATAGATTCATTAAATGAAATAGTAATTGAATGTAATACAAGGCATTTATTAGAAAAAATTGGTCATATGCCAAAAATAGGTTCAAGAATTCATACGCCGCATTTAGGAGAAAATTGGGAAATAGTTCAAAGAAACTATAGTGAATTTAAATTATGGGGTTCTATGAGAACATTATTGATTTGCAAACAATTTCAAGAATCAGTTACAACAAGCAATGGCAGAGTTACAGAAGATAGTCCTAATATTCAAAAGCCTTTTGATATTTAAATATCAAATGATTGTTCTACATAAGGCACAACTTTTTTTACATTTTTAAAAAATTTTAAAACAATTTTTGGTTTTGGCAAAATAGTTCTATTTTCTAAAACAAAAAATTGTTTTTTGTCTAATCTTTTTTTTAATTTAAAATGTTTCATAAAATTACTTAATTATTTTAATAAATAATAGATATTCTATAATAGAATAGACAGGGGTAAAATTGCCAAAAATATTTAACTTAGCTAATCACAATTCAATTCTACCAAAAGACTGCAATGAATCTAGTCCTTTACAAAATTCAATAAATGAAGATAAGGCTAGTTTAAATTGTGATGTAAATAATGATAGTTTGTTTAAAGAAATTGGAAAAAGAAAAAAGGTTGGAATAGATGCAACTACAGATCCAATGCAAACAGGATCTATAATTAATGATTTAACAAGACCTGCAAATAAAAATGTCATAAACAGATACTCTAGTGCATTAAGAGGCTGTGACCAAGGTATGACAGATTTATTTAAGAATCTAGTAGTTTTAGATGAAGATGGAAAGGCACATCCAGTTCCTATTATTTGGGGAACACAAGAAAAAGCAGTAGCTGTTATTTTACAAAACAATGTAAGAAAAGACAATAGTTTGGTTGTAGACAAGCCTATTTTACCAATGATGGCAATTTGTTCCTCAGATATATCTCCTGATATGACAAGATATATCTACCATAAAGCTAAAATAAATTTTAAAAATGCTTTTGGAGAAAATGAATTAAGAAAAGAATTGAGAGAAAAAGATACAATATTTGGATTTGCTCGTGGTATACCAATTAATATTGGATATACGCTTTACATTTGGACATTATATGTGGAAGACATGAATCAAATTTTAGAACAAATTATTCTAAAATTTAGTCCTATGGCATATATAAAAGTACAAAATGTACCTTGGGAGGTTTGTATAAGTTTAGATTCCTTATCAAATAATATTGATAAGGAAGTTGCTGATAAAGCAACAAGAATTGTAAAATATCAAATTAATTTTACAGCAAAAACATATATACCTCAACCAATTATTAGAAACAAAACTGTTTTAAAAATAACAAATGATTTTTTCAACAGTGTAGATATACAAGAATTTGACCAAGTACATTTTAGAGACAGTATTGAATAAAATACTGTAGAAATGAAAAACAATGATAGAAATAACTAATAAAACAAAAGGACCAATACAACTTTTAATTAGAAAAAAGGTTGGAAAAGAGTTTACAACTTTAATAATACCAGGAGTTGGATTGGGAAAAAACACTTATTTATTAGAAGATGAAAGGCATACAGATTATATAAATCGTGCTGAAGAAATGGGGTTAATAACACAAAAAAAAGTTACTAAAAGGTAATAATAGGAGAAAAATATGGCAATATTAAAAGGTTTTCCACCTTCAAACACAATATCACCACAAGTGAGATTTACTGATAAAGACTTATCTTTCATAGCACCACAACAAAGCTTTCATCGTGCAGGATTAGTTGGTTTCGCAAGTAAAGGTCCAATCAATAAAGCTGTTCAAATTGCAACATCAAGACAATTACATACAATTTTTGGTTATGGACATCCAGACGCTGGTGATCCTTACTTAATCTATGCAGCAGAACAATACCTTTTAGTTGGTAATGAATTATATGTAGTTCGCGTTGCAAATACAGATGCAGTAAGTGACGAAAGAGCAAAAACAGCATCTGTTGATGTTGCTGTTGCTGGTTCTTCTATTGTTTTAC